GCGGGTGCACTGTCAGCCCACACGTCAGCAGCCGGCGCGGGTGCCTGGCCTCGGCTGCCCGACTGCGCTCTCGTGATGGATGCCGTGGCGAATCGCAGATCCGGGCCGATCGAGTCGATCTCCAACTCCATCGACGAGCGCTTCTCGCCCTCCTTGGTCTCGTAGGAGCGCTGCTTGAGCGTTCCCTGCGCGATGACCCGTGAGCCCTTGGTGAGCGAGCCGGCGATGTGTTCCGCGAACTCACGCCACACCGACGCGCGGAGGAACAGCGCGTCGCCGTCCTTCATGGCGTTCGCCGTCCGGTCGAACACCTTCGGGGTGCTGGCGATGGTGAAGTTGGCGACCGCGAGGCCGTTGCTCGTGTAGCGGAGCTCCGGATCCGAGGTTAGGTTGCCAACGATCGTTATTTGAGTTTCGCCTGCCATGATTACTTCTCCTGTTTCTTGAATCTGCGGTGCGCTGGAAGTCCCATGCGCGCCCTTCGGTACTTCACAGCTGCGGCATCAATCCCCAACTGTTTGCCTATGTCGGCGTCGCACATCCCGATCGCGTGCAATTCCTTGAGCGGGTCTTTCATCAGATCGCCCTTGACGAGCGCGATCGCCGCGCCCTTGAGAAACTCCGAGAGCGACAGGCCACGAGCTTCGGCTTCCTCTTCGAGACGCCACATCTCGTAGGGGGTCAGCTCCGTCTTCACGATCACGACTTGCCCGCCCGGTGCTGTGCGATCGCTTCCCGGGTCATCCGTTCGAACTCGGCCCGATCCAACGTGTTCACCGGAGCCGGGAGCGCCCGCCTAACGGCCTGAGACTTGATCCGGGCGTCACGGTCCCACCGCGACTGGATCAGCTTCACGTTGGCCCTCACGTGCGCCGCCGTCAGGTACTCCTTCGAGTCCCTGCGGTGCATCCGCACGCCCTCGATCGCCGCATCGAACGGAAGATCACCGATCGTGTCCTCCCACTCCGCCAGCACGAGGCCCTTAGTGTCCACGTCGCGGTTGTCTCCCAGCTGCACTTTCGCCAGTACCGCGGCTACCTCTGAGATGTTCATGCTCCGATTGCCTCTCTGTCTCGTGATTCCTGAATGCGTCTGCCCTGCTCGATGACGGACAGTGCCCGCTCGTCTTTCGTCTGCTTGGCCGCGGGCTTCTGGTAGTCCGAGAGGATCCAGTTGTGCCAGGTCGCGAGCCAGTCCAACTTCGTGGCGTCCCGCGTCTTGGCCCGCCAGTGATTGGCGAACTTCTCGGTGGCGAGGTTGACGTCGACGTGCGGCGCCCGTTCTGCTGCCCATGCCCTCATGTCTCGGGTGAGGATGAATGGCTCTGGGATGCGGGTGCCGCGCTTGCGCGGTACAACACCTTTAGGTGTTGTCTTTGTCTCTGTCTCTGTCTCTGCTTGGATTTCGCTAACCGACTTGCTAGCGACTTGCTTAGCGCGGGCTATCCCGCCCTTACGCCCATTGGCCGCATTGCGGGTGCGCCGTGCATCCACTTCGGATTTCGTGTCCTGATGTTCGGCGTAATCGTGGATCAACCAGCCACCGTCAACCTCCACCAGGGACGGTTTCATGGGGTCATTCGAAGCCAATTCATGCAATGCGTCTAGCGGCCACTTAGCGGTGGCTAAGCGAGTCGCTAGAAACCCATCGGTCAGCATTCGGCGTGAGTACAACGTCGCCTCGACCAAGCATCTGAACGCCGAATCGGACAATGGCAGGATCTTCGGGTTGTCCGCAAAATCCTGCGTGAACTTGCCGTAGAGCCGTTCATCCTTCGCCATCTGTCTGTCCTCCTTCCTTTTCGTCAAAATCGCCGCGTTCGATCGCTGTTGCGAGGCCCGTGAGCACCGCGTGAATGAGTAGATTCGGGTGCTTCGCTTTAGCCTTGATGTGCGCCAGGAGAGCACGCTTATCGAGAGGCATCAGGTGAGCCCCATTCGCTGCGCTGCGTCCTCATCGGTGATCGCAAGCACGCGCCCGTCGTCGGCGTACAGCACCCAAAACAGGTGCATCACGCCGAACCGGTTCCGCACCCAACGTCGCGCCGGCCACTCGGCAGGGTCGGCGTATCCGGGGACGGACCAGCCCTCAGCGAACGCCGCCGCAGGGTTGGCCGTCTTCCATCCATGGCAGCCAGTCGTGCCGGAACCGCCAAGGATCTGCAGGTTCGATGCGACCGTGTGGCCGCCGACGCCGCGCCCCTTGCGGTGGTCCCGGTTCGACGGGCCGCAGTTGCGCCGGCAGCGTTGGCAGGTGTCGCGGTCGCGGAGTGTGACCAGCTCGTAGGCGTCGGCCTCCTGTGCCTGGGTGGGCTTCGGAGGCGCGTCGTACTTCGGGCGGATCATGCTGTCCCACCGTTCTGGTGCTTGAACACCGCAGCGACGTAGACATACGCGCCGCCGACGCTCGCGAGGGATGCCGCAATCTTCGCGACCAGCTCGGGGCTCATGACGCAGCCGGCATCTCTTCATCCACGAGATCGAACAGGGACGGCATGACGTTCTTCCGCTCCTGCGCTTCGAGGTACTTGACCCCATCGAGGAAGTACCCGTGTCGCGGAACCGTCAACACTCCGGCAGTTGCTACACTTGACGCATGGAGAGACCTTGTGAACATTGCGGAACGACCTTTCGATACAAGCCCTCGCATGAGGGCAGAGCTAAGTTCTGCTCGAAGCGATGCCTTGGATACGCCAACAAGGTTCGACTCGAAGCCCAGCGAGCCGCAGTATTCGCGGAGACCGGCTCTCGCACCTTCGGCAAGGAGCCTTGGAGTAAGACCCACGGGAAGGGCCTGCATCTCTCGCCCGGCAGCGAGTTCAAGCCGGGTACCGTCCCAGCGAACAAGCTCCCGCTCGGCTCCGTCACCTTCCGCGATGACAAGGCTGGCAAACCCCGTGCTTGGGTCAAGGTTGCTGAGCCGAGCAAGTGGCGACCGCGCGCGATTGTGGTCTGGGAGTCTACGCATGGTCCGCTGCCTCAAGGGAAAGTGGTGCACCATCGGGATCGGGACTCGGTGAACGATATTCCTGAGAACCTTGTGGCGCTGACTCCTTCGGAGCATGCGACGGAGCATCGCGACGATCTGATTCAATCGCGTCGTCGGTGAGGTCGAAGAGGCTGGGCATCTCGTGCTTGCGCTCTTCGGCTTCCAGATACTTGACGGCATCCAGAAAGTAGCCAGTGTTCAGCTCCGCTGAGCGCCCCTTGCGGCCCATCTTCATAGCGCGAAGAGGAACAGTTCCGATTCCGCCGAACGGGTCGAATACCAGATCGCCTTCGTTCGAGAACCGCCCGATCAGCCGGTCAACGATGTCGAACTGTAGGGGGCAAACGTGCATCTGGACGTTGCGGCGGGCCTGCTCCCCGTTCAGGGTTAGCATTCGGTTCACGTCATGCCACACGTCCGGACTGTGCGACCCCGGCGCGAGGCTCATGAAGGTTGCCGGCAGTGCGCCCTTGCCTTCGAGTGCCTCACCGATCTTGATGTGCGACTCGTAGTCGTAGACCTGCTTCAGCGTCTGCTCGGTGAACAGTCGCGAGCGCATCTCGACGGGCAGCTCTGACAGCTCGTCTGGAGTTAACGGCCGGTCACCCGACGAACGCCAGAACGCGTGAGCGTCGACCTGCCACCGAGCCCGCGTGTACTTGTCCTTCGACTTGGACACTGGCACATCCGCATAGCCCTTGGAGCGGTCCGTCTGCGGCTTGTGGAACAGCAGGATGTACTCAGGGGAGCCGACGCCCATCTTCGTGCCGTCCTTCGCGTTCTCCGACCAGCCCAGGCGGTACGTCTGGTTGTTCTCGCGCACAACATCGGTGACGACGGTGATCATCCCCATGAAGTCGAACCCGTGCTTGATGCCGTGCATGAGCGCTTCCGCGTGGAACGGTGAAACGGTCGGCACGCCGGCGCCAGTGACGTTGCCGAACAGGATCCGGTCTTTCACATGGCAGGCGTAGATCCGGCCCGGCTTGAGCACCTTGAACAGTTCCGGGGTGAGGAAGTCCATCTGGGCCCAGAAGTGGTCGTTGTTGTCGGTGTGCCCGAAGTCGTTGTAGCTGGGCGTGTACTCGTAGTGATTCGAGAACGGGATGCTGGTCACGATCAGGTCGACCGAGTTCTCGTCCATGTGATCGCGGGTTTCCACAACACAGTCGTTGTTGGCGACAGTCCAGCCTTCACCGGATGCTTCGATGCGGTCGATGCCCATTGAGCGGGTGAGCACCTCCGCGATATTGGACTGGTTCAGTCCGTGCTCTCTGATGACTTCGGTCATTTTGCTTGTCAGCTCCTCGTGCTTCTGCCATTTGTCTTTGAGAATTTGCACAACCTCACGCTCGGATTCCGCGAAGATGATGTCCACGCGGACCCTCTCTGGCTGTAGGAATCGGTGGATGCGGTGGAGGCTCTGGAAGAAGTCGTTGAACTTGAACCCGACGCCGACGAACACTGCGCGGTGGCAATGACGTTGGAAGTTGCAGCCGGATCCGGACAGTTCAGGTTTCGTGGCCAGCAGCCGCGAACGGCCGTCGCTGAAGTCGATGACCCGCTGCTCGCGGATGTCGATGTCGAGCGACCCGAACACTTCCACCGCTTCAGGGAGCGCCCGCTTGATGGCGCGGCGTTCGTCTTCGAGGTCGTGCCAGAGGATGAAGTGATCCTCTGGGGACTCGTTGACAATCTCGGCCATCTTCTCCACCCGCACGTCGATGGTTTCCCGCTTCTCCCTGGCCGCGTCCTTCACCCCGAGCGCCGCGTTCTTGAACAGGAATCCCTGCCCATCACGGTCGACGGCCGTGGACGCAATGTCTATCGATACCTCGTGGTAGACGACTTCCATTTCCGGCAGGTCATACCCGGTGGAGTCGTAACCAAGGTCAGCGGGCGACTGAAGGAAGATCGACCAGCTGGCCAGCCACAGGTAGAACTCCTGCTCCTTGTGCTTGTACAAGGTCAGGTTGTTCGCCTGGGTGGAGTCGCGCTGGAAGAACCTGGTGAGTGCCTGGCCGGTGTCCATCACTCCCAGGAACCCGGCGTAGTGGATCAGCTCCTTGTAGCGGTTCGGTGAGGGCGTGGCGGTGGCGACGAACTTGAACTCGACGTCATCGAACAGCGTCAGGAACGTCTGGTACGTCTTCGATCCGAACGACCTGAGCACTGACGCCTCATCAAGGGACACCGCGGCAAAGATGTTCGGGTCGAGCTTCCCGTCACGCACACTCTCGTAATTCGTGATGTAGAGGCCGGGCCCGTCCATCTCGGCGGCCGTGCGAATGAACTTCGCACTCATGCCGAGCATCGCCGCGTCCCGAACGAACTCCTGACGGACACCGAGCGGCGCCACGACCAGGCTGGACCCGCCCTTGCGTTCCATAATCAGGCGGAGCGTTTCGATCTGCATCACAGACTTGCCGAGTCCGAATGCCGCGAAGATCGCGCGCCGGCCGCCGTACACCGCCCATTTCACGATGGCCTTCTGGTGCGGGAACAGCATCGGATTGATGTCGTCGAGGGACACGTCGAAGCCGTAGCTCTTGGTGAAGTTGACCTTTTCCTTCAGGAAGGTGTCGTAGGCGGTCATCGTCCGCCCCCGCTGTTGTACGCGGCCACGACGCCCTTGTTGATGTTGAGCATCACGCGCCCGCCTTTTCTGCGACGATCTCGCGGATGACGTGGAGTACCTCGGCGCTGGCGCCGGATGCTTTCGCAGCGTGACCGACACTGTTGGCCTGCGCCGATGTCAGGGCGGCGTCAGCGAGTGCAACCCAGTCGCGTTCCTCGGCCTCTGGTGCGTCGTCCACCTCAACAACGGGCACGTCATGGATGCGCGGCCCCGCTTCAACTTCTGCGAGCCCCAGCGACCGCCAGAGGCCGTCCATGGTGAACTTCGGGAACTGCTTGGGCTTGTCGAGCATGATGCGGGCCGACTTGATGCCACTGACGAGGAAGTCGCCGCGCTGCTGCATCTCAACGATTCCCGCAACGTCATAAGGCAGCGACTTGTGCGCCTGCACTTTCCACTGCTTGTTCGTCGTCGGCTGGCCTCGATCGTCCATGACGGCGACCTGCTCGAGTCGAGCCGTGATGATGGCGGGGCCGCGGTGGGCGCGGAGAGTGTCGAAGATGTGATTCCACCG